GGTAAATTCTTTTCATCCTTCTCTTGCTCAAATAGCTTTACATATTCTACATAAGCTGTTTGACCGTAGAGTCTATATACTTTGTCTGCATACTCTTTGTCGAAATCTCCTCCATATATTTTAGCCACTGAATCCTTAGGCGTCCACCTGAGGTATTCATGTAGAGCCAGCTTACCATTAATTCTATTTCTTTCTCCAAGTTCAATGCCACATTTGAATTCCGCTTTACGTAAGGACTTCTGGAGTTGATCATATATTGTTGATGGTTCACCTTTATTCTGGTCGGCTGAATGACAAATCTTAACCTTAGCAAGTATCTCTCGTTCCTCCGGCTGGGTTAAGTTAATCAAGTCTGTTAAGTAGTCTACTACTTTTTTTCCTTTGAAAGCGTATTCTCTGTAGACAAAGACCCTACCATTAGGGGATAAGGCTGCCCAATATATAACTGTATAGGCTGCGTAACCCCAATCAATTGCAATAAAACGGGGCCACCAGCTTGGGATTGAAAAAGGTTCAATAACATGCCTTGCATTATCTGGTTCATCAGATAATGGTTCGAGTCTGAATTCGTTAAAGACTTGTCCCTCATATGTATCCCAATCACCATAAAGTTTAGCCTTCTTTTCTGCTTCACTCAGAGACATCAACTGTTGGATGTACTCTGGATTGTTTGCTAATAGTGTAGGATTATCCTGAATCCTGGCCGGAATGAATATCCTTTTCAATCCGGTAATGGAATCTATTAAGAGTCTGTAGCCTTCTTTCCAAGGCTTAACGAATCTCTTCTTAAAGTATGCATGACCAACATTTCCAGGATTGGTTCCGCTCCTTGCAATGGCAGGAAGATCCGCACATCTAGAACGGAGCCGGGACATAACGAGATATGAATACTGGAATTCTGTAAAATGTGTTGCTTCATCATATGAAATGAGGTTATACTGGTCGGAGTCGAACTTTCTAATATCATCTTCTTTATCCGCTCCGCCAAAATATTGAACCGCTCCTGAGGGGAACGTCCACTTCTTTTTGGTATCATTGAAAACCCCACCAAGACTAGGATATATTTCTTTGGAACGAGATATTAACTCTGTCTCTAATTGTTTGAGATTACGACGTAATATGATTCCCTTGTACAAAGGATGTTCATGGAACTGATAGATAAGAGGCAGCCATATAATGAGTTCTGTCTTTCCGGCTCCAGCAGCACCACCGTACAATGCTTCCTTAACAGACCAAGGAATTGCGATAAAGTCATTTTGCTTCTTTGTGGGAGTAAACTCCCGTTCAACTACCGATTGAACTTCTACCCGGTTCGTGAGCATTATCTTCTTCTAAATAGTTTATCAATTTCTTCGGAACTTAATTCACTCATCTTCCGTTTATCTGATGAAAGACCTCTATTAAATATATTTTTATCTCTAATTCTGAGTTCATTCCATAAGTCTTCTACATATTGTGCGCCAGGCTTAAAACTAAATTGTCCTTCATCTTCAGTTGAAGGATCATTTCTATGGCTTAATTCGTGAGCAACAACTGAACCTCTTGAATATTCTGGTAACTTTGGATTAATATAAACATTATTACCATATTCTTTACTTCCAGTATTGGGAGACATTCCTAATAATGTAGTATCAGCTGGGTCAAATTCACCTTTGAATATCTTACTTTGTAATGGTTCTCTTGTATTCCCTGCAATATATCCTGTTGGAGGTACAGTAGTTAACGTACTAGGTTGTGCTGTTCCTGCTCCCGGTGCATACTTTCTAATATCTCTTACATCTTGGTCAATACCCTTATTCATGGTAGCCGGTTGTTTAAACGGATAAGGTGATGGAGGTAATTCAATGTCTGCATACATTCGATTACCTTGTTCATCAAATTCTCTTAAATCAAAACTTTCTGATTTTCGTCTCGGCTCCATTAATTTTCTAAACATTGCTAGCTGAGCTTCTTCTGATAATGAGCTAGCCGGAGGAGGAGCTAATCCCTTCAGCTTCTTAATCAGTTCTTCTTTAGATGGGGGTGGCCCACCTCTTCCTTGTGGCATTACTTACCAGTCTTCCATTTACGTTGGTCAGTACCCTTAGGAACTCTCTCGTAAACTGTATATGGTTTACCGGCTCGCTTCATAGCTTCTTTAGCAATCCAGCTTTCAATGTTAGCAAGACTAGGAAGTATCTCTGGTTTCCTCTGATCAATCATACTACTATCAGTATCGAAATCCCACTTATCATAAACACTATCATATTTAGGATTACTCTTATCATACTTAAAATGTCCTAATCCCTCTACATTATATAGTTCATCATCATATCTTGAAGATGGAATGATATGTAACTTTCTATGTGGTAAATCATCCGGCTTACCAATAGTAGGTCTGTCTGGTTGTACTTCTAATATGTCTTTATCTGGATGAAGATATTGTTCTAAGTATGGCTCATCTTCATCTAGATATGCTCCTCGTGCCCGAGCAGATTTCTTAATTACTCTTTCTATCATTCCTTCTTCTACATCAGAAGGATGAGTTTTAGGAATAATTGTTTCTAGTGGTAAGTTAATATCTTTCTTTGTAGACAGACCTTTTAAATCCTCTTGCTTCTTTGCATAAGTTGGACCCTGCTTACGCTTAGCCATACTTAACCAAGATCAAAAGCGGCTGGTGAACGTGAAGCTTGTTCGCTGCCTCTCGGCCCGTTTGAGCATCCAAGTGCCCGAGCCGCCAGTGCCCGAAGATCAAGAGCGGATAGACTAGTAATCACTGAGCTGGTTCTAAATGCCACTGGACGTTTAACTTACCAACGTAATTGGAACCGGCTGCCTGTAAAGTAACACTCATAGTCTTATCTGTTTGACTAGGAATATAGAGATTCAGAACTCCAGTAAAGTCTGGAATGTCTGCATCCCATTTAATCTTATCATCCAGCCGAACAGTAAGTCTACTTCTAACCGGCGCGGCTGTTGCTACTGCACCTTCCTCCATAGCAAATGAGTATTGAATTGCATCCAATACCCAAATCCTATCTCCCGATTCTTCTGGAGGTTGAGCAATAGTTACATCTCTACCAACGACACTAACTGCGTGGTCAGTATTGATACCTCTATAGGTACCCGGCTGACCTATTAGCTTTGCTATCATTAGAGTGCTCTGAATTTGGCAACCAAAGCCCAGTATTCGTGATTAGCAGGAATGTTTGACTCTCGATGGTCAAACTTACCAAGGATTTCACTAATCTGTTTGACTAGTTCATCCTTCTGCTTCTTTACTTCCTGTTCAGCCGGAGTTAATTCCCTTGGCTCTGCTACCTTGAAAGGTTCATCAAAGTCACCCGGCAGATTGGCTTCAACAAAGACAGGAGGATGCTTTGAATGAGTACGTTCCCATTCTAATGCTTCTCGTGGAGTCTTTGGTAATGTTGGAGTTGGAACTGGTTTAGTTTGCCGTGCTTCTTTCTCTGCTCTTTCCTTGTCCGTTAATGGAACGGGCGTAGAAGGAAGTGGAGCCGGTTTGGGAGCATCGTAAGTTTTTTCGTTAGCCATTGTCAATCTCCTAATTGGGAAGTCTGTCAACGATTGCCGTTTTTAGCACAGCCAGCCGGTCTACTAAGTACTCTCTAATCCTATCGTCATTCTGAAACTCAGAGAACCAAATCACTTGGTTTGGTAATGTAAAGTTTCTAGGAACGTAAGTAAAGTTATACGTTAGTATTCTAATTGTTCCGGCTGAAGGATCACCCGGTACTTTAGGAAGTTGTTTATCTTCCTGAATTAAAACTTCCCAATCGCCTATCGTCGCCATGTGCCGTTTACCGACAAGGTAGAGAAGAAGAAATCATTGCTGGTGGCTTCTCTAAACAAGTTACCGTTAACGAATACTTGCGCTGATAGGAAAGGTAATGTTACGGACAATGGATATGCTAATGGTGTAACGTCTAATGATAAGAACAGTAAGCTCTCAGTCGTGTTAAATGCCGCAAAGAATGGTAAAGAGGTTACTGTTTGTATCAATCCATCAGCCGGCGTACTGTACCTAATCCTAACAGAGGAAGCATTACCAACAACCCTAAACTCTATCTTGCTATTGATTACTTTCGGTTCTTCTTTTTGAGTAGGCTCTGTTGGTAGATTGATAGTTATTTCTCTATCACATGCTCCTACGATTAGTAATAGGCACAGTGCTAGACATACTCTCATTGGCCACCTTTAGACTTTTAGCCATCGATGCTCTCATCATGAACAGACACAAAGACTAGAGCAACAGCAGTACCAACAGTGGTACGGTAGAGCCAGCCACCTTTAATACGTAAACGTTCAGTACAAGAGTTGGTGTCTTTCTGTAATGCTTCCCAATCTCTTGCTGTTTCTTCTGGATTGTATCCACTTGGCATGTTATACCTCTGTCTCACTATTTGGATCATTAAACACAACTGCTTTAATTGCCCACATTGCAGTAGTCTCATTACAAGTAATTGCATGAGAGAGATGACGAGATGGAGGACAAACCTCTCTCATTAGTTCTTCTACTTCACTAAATTTCTGGCGTAATAATGT